ATGATCATAAAAGACGAATTGGTAATGACGAATTTACAAAGTATATACAAAAAGATAGAATTATTGAAATATGGATTGAAAAGGAGATATAGGGATGACAAAACGACAAAAAGTACACAATAAATATAACGGACATTGTGCATATTGCGGAAAAGAAATAAAGATTGAAGATATGCAGATAGATCATATTGTTCCGCAAAAACAACACGGTTCAGATGATATAGAAAATCTGAATCCAAGCTGTAGACTGTGTAATCACTACAAAAGAGCCAAGAATATAGAGCAATACAGAAAATATATATCTACATTAATAGAAAGATTAGAAAAGATATATATTGTTAGAGTAGCATTGAGCTATAGAATATTACAGGAATTTAATTGGAATGGTAAATTTTATTTTGAAACACAAGGAGAGAACAATGATAGAGATTAAATTTAGAGTATTTGATAAAGCAAGTAAACTTAACGCAATGCACATAGTAGGCGAAGATTCTCACGATTCTTTTTGGATTGATTCAGATAATGTATTTCATTATAGAAATCTGCAAAATGAAGAGGGCTCAGGAGAGTGTGGAGATTATATACTAATGCAGTATACAGGTCTCAAAGATAAGAACGGGAAAGAGATATACGAGGGCGATATAGTAGAGGCTTGGAGCGAGGGGAAAAAAGCTATAGGAAAAGTTAAACAGAGAATAGATGGACTATGGCTTATGTATCCTGCGTGGCAAAGTGGCAAGAGTTGGGGGCTTATGCCAAATGAAGAAAGAAACACAACAGTTAAAATTATAGGCAATATATACGAGAATAAAGAACTTATAGGAGAAAAAGAACAATGAGAAATTTTGAAGAACTACAAAAACTAATAGAAAAATGGGCGAAAGATAAAGATTCACTACATGCTGAAAACGCTGATAAGCAGTTTATGAAATTTATTGAAGAAGTATTTGAGTTTAAAACCGAATACGACATTTTTTGGCATGAAGTAGAAAGACAAGATAGTATAAGTAGAGAAATGATAAATTCTCTATTACTTGAAATGGGAGATATATTCGTGACACTAATTATATTATGTAGGCAAATAGGTATAGAGCCTACAAGATGTCTTGATATGGCTTATGAGAAAATAAAAGGTAGGACAGGTAAGACAGTCAACGGCATATTTATAAAACAAGAAGATTTGAAAGAATGAGGTGATATCTTGAACAAAAAAGAGCTGAAAAGACTTAGATATACTCAAGAATATATAAATACAAAAAAAGTTGAGATTGATCTACTTAAAAAAGATTTGACATATATACGAGGTTTAGACTACACAAAAGAGCATACACAAGGCGGTAATGTCAAAACACAAGAAGATTTGATATGTGAAATAGTCTCACAAGAACAAGAGCTTATGAGAAGATATAAAGAGTTATACAACGATAAGCAAAGAGCACGAGAAAAAATAATGCTTGTTGATGACAAGAGATATCAGATTATACTATATCAATATTACTTATTGAACAAAAGCCTTGATGAAATAGCTGAGGCAATGCACTATACAACAAGGCATGTACAGAGATTGCACGGTTACGCATTAGAGGCAATTAAAAAAATATAAAGATGTCGTAAAATGTCGTAAATGAATGTGATATAATGATATTGTGAAAATGACACATAGTTACTCCTAATTATAAAATTTATGTAGCAAAAGAGTCTTGCAAATGTAAGGCTTTTTTGTTATAGTATATAAAGATAAATTTTTATATACATGGAGAAAAATATGGAAGAAAATTTCAATATTAAACATAATGACGCATTAGAACTTGAATTTATGTGTAAATCATTGTTAAAAGTAGGGTATTCCAATCAAAGTGATATAACTCCTTTGGGTGGCATTGTCAGTTCTTATTTCTTTGAACATAATTATTATAGTGCAATAGCTATAGTATTTACAATAATTCGAGAAAAAGTGGGTGAAGATTATCTATCAAAAAAATTTGAAGTTATGAAAGATAAAATATCAAAGGATGATAACACGTTTATAGAAGATTTAAGAGATTGTATAAAGTTTTACAGAGAAGAGGTTTAATAAGAAAAGCACCTATTTTGCAGGTGCTTTTCTTATTATCAAGTTATCATTATCAATAACTTTTTCAATATCATTAATAGTTTTATCATCATTGATAAAACCAAGTTGTAAAGCCTCTTTTAATGATATGTTGATAGTAAAGCTGGAAATATATCCATTCCCAGCTTTTTTTGGAACAAGTTTAATCGGTTTAACATCCATAAACTATTTGACCTTTCTTACTTTAATAAAAGCTACTAAGCTTAATATTAAAGCTGATATTGATATGACAAGTGTTAATAGTTGCATAATATCAACATTAGAGATATAATATACTTAGCCCTCCGGAGAGGGCGGGGATTTTATTCCCCGTTTGGTTTAGTGGCTGACTTGTACAACAGATAAGCGGTGTAGGCGTTTATCAGTGCTGTTATCAAGTTAGCCGCTGTTATTATTATCTCTAACATTTGTTCACCTCCTTTCTATACAAATATTATATCATTACGTACCGTAAAAGTCAATAGTTTTTTATAAAAAAATAAATTATTTTTTAAAGCATTTTCAATTATTTGAAAGTGCTTTTTTAATGCAAAAAAATATGGAATACAGAATAATTAAAAAGCCGTATGGATATGTCGTTGTCAATGTTACGCTAAACACACATGCACATATACCAACATATAAAGGCTGCAAGATGTTGCTACACATGATAAGAAAGAACATTAAAATAAAAGATAAATATTTAAAACAAGCAAAAGAAAGATTGCTGAAAGGAAAATAAAATGGCGAAAGAATTTGCAAAACAATTCTATCACAGCAAATCATGGATAAAGTGCCGAGCGTCGTTCATAGCAGAAAGAATAAACATTGACGGCGGCATGTGTGAGCATTGTAAAAAAAGATTAGGTTACATAGTAGACCACAAGCAAGAGCTGACACCAAGTAACATTGACAATCCTGACATAAGCCTTGACCATAATAATTTTCAATATTTATGTTTAGAATGTCATAACAAAAAAACTTTGAAGAAAAATTTTGCCGGAGACTTCGACGAGAACGGACAGCCACTCCCCCCTGTTCGGTAGTTTTAAAAAAAGTCACCGGGACCGAAGGGGGGACTTTCGTTTAATAAAAATGTAATTTTCACATAACCCCCCCTCAAAAATGAAAGGTGGTGATTTGAGTGCGAGCGAGTGAAAAGACCAAAAGAGAAATCAAGAAAAAGACAAAGATAGTAAAAGATAAAGCTTTAAAGCAAGATGTAGTTGAAGATAAAAAGATAAAGAAGAATGTAGCAAAAGATAGACAGACAAAAAATGAGATTGCAAGGCTTACAAAAATCTTTAAAGATATTGATAAAAACAAAAAATTGAGTGCAAAAGGACTAATTGAAGAGGCTGCATATATGAAATCCACACTCAAAGAGCTGAAATCTTTCATTGACGAGAATGGAGCAATAGATGAAATGCAACAAGGGAGCTACACTATACTAAGAGAAAATCCTGCTTTGAAATCTTATAACACTATGATCCAACGATACACCACAGTTATAAAAGAATTGATAAATCTACTGCCAAAAGATATCCAAAAAGAGACATCGGACGGATTTGATGAGTTCGTAGGTGGTAGACTTGACTAAGGTAAAAAAGCCAACTACAGCTAAAAAAAGGAGCAAAGAGCAATGTAAAGATATCATCTATACAAGAGAAGATGAAAATATAATATACGGCAAGGAAAAGCCTACAATAACAGCAAATGGTATAAGAAGATATTCAGAAAAATACAATCCAATTTTAGAATACTATGAGCAGATAGAGAAAAAACAAGTTATTGTATCGGTCAAAATAAAAAAGACATTTACAAAGATTAAAAAAGACTTGGAAAACAAGCAATCTGAATGGTATTACTCAGCACATAGGGCGAATCATATTATTGAGTTTGCTGAAAATTTTTGCCGTCACAGTAAGGGAAAACAAGGTGGTAAGAAAATAGTATTGGAGCTGTGGGAAAAGGCAATACTTGCGACAATATTCGGTTTTATTAATATAAACGGAATTAGGAAGTATCAACGGGCAGTTTTAATTATAGGCAAAAAAAATGGCAAGTCTTTGCTTGGCTCAATTATTGGTTTATATCTACAAATTGGTGACGGTGAGAGCGGTCCGGAAGTATATGCTGTGGCGACCAAAAAAGACCAATCAAAAATCATATGGCAAGAGTCAAAATCAATGCTTAGAAAGTCTCCAACGCTTAGAAAAAGAATTAAGCCACTTACTCACGAATTGGACAGTAGAGAGTTTAACGACGGAATATTCAAGCCTCTTGCAAGTGACAGCGATACACTTGACGGACTTAATATCCACGGTGTATTAATGGACGAGTTTCATCAATGGAAAAACGGCAGACCGCTATATGACATAATGGCAGATGGTATAACTGCAAGGGAACAGCCGCTAATATTCATGTGTAGCACTGCAGGAACAATCAGAGAAGATATATACGACGAGATTTACGAAGAGGCGGAGCTGACAATAAACAGCTATGAATTAGAAGAGGGTTACACTGATGAACGCTCTATTTTTTTTGTATACGAATTAGATACAAGAGAAGAGTGGACTGAGGAGCAGAGTTGGTACAAGGCAAATCCCGGACTTGGAACTATAAAAAATCTGAGGACGTTGAAAGAAAAGGTAGAAAGAGCAAAGGAAAACAACTCACTTGTAAAAAATCTTGTCTGTAAAGAGTTTAACATCAGAGAAACATCAACAGAGGCTTGGCTTAATTTTGATGACATAAACAATAAAGCAAAATTTGACATAAGGCAGCTTAAACCAAGTTATGGAATAGGCGGAAGTGACCTGTCATCAACAACAGATCTTACATGTGGAACTATTATATTTATGCTGCCAAACGACAGCAATATATATGTAGAGCAGATGTATTTTTTACCAGAGGATTTGTTGGAAGAAAGAGTAAGAGAAGACAAGATACCTTACGACAAGTGGAAAGAACAGGGACTACTTAGAGTATCTCAAGGAAACAAGGTACATTACAGAGATGTCAAAAAGTGGTTCGTGGAGATGAAAGAAGTTTGCGATATATATATACCTTTTCACGGTTACGACGGTTGGAGTTCAACGTATTATGTTGAAGATATGAGAGACTATTTCGGGAAAACCGCTATGGAAGAAGTAATGCAAGGGAAAAAGACCTTATCAGCACCAATGAAGAGCTTGGGAGCTGACTTAAAGGCAAAAAAAGTAATATATAATAACAATCCGATTTTGAAATGGTGTCTTGCAAATGTCACTGTAGACAGAGATAAGAACAACAATATACAGCCAATAAAAGGCAGTAACTCAAAACGTAGAATAGACGGCTTTGCAAGTCTATTAGACGCTTATGTTGTACTTGAAAGACACTATGATGAATATATAAGTTTAATTTAAAGGGGGTGAAAAAAATAAAAGTAATAGACAAAATCAAAAATATTTTCAAAAACAATATGGTTACTGTTACAAGCTACAAAATGATTACTGAATCAGGAAGTGGCTTTTTTAATTATGACGGAAAATTGTATAAATCCGACATAGTAAGGTCGTGTATCAGACCAAAAGCACAAGCTATAGGAAAAATCTTAGGAAAGCATATAAGAGAAGATCCTAAAAGTGGAATAAAGGTAAATCCTGAACCATATATAAGATTTTTACTTGAAGAACCTAATCCATTTATGACAGGACAGGTTTTGCAAGAGAAATTGACTGTTCAACTAATGCTTAATAATAATGCCTTTGCATACATTCAGCGTGATGAGAACGAATTTCCCATTGCAATATATCCGATTAACTCTTCAAATGTCTATCTATTACAAGATGACAACTACAATCTGTATCTTAGATTTTTTACGAGGAACGGAAGAAACTACACATTCAAATATTCGGATGTAATACATCTAAGACGTGATTTTTGCAATGATGACATATTCGGAGACAATCCTGCTCCGGCACTAACTCAACTTATGGAAGTCGTAGTAACGACGGACCAAAGTATTGTAAATGCGATAAAAAACTCATCTGTAATAAGATGGCTTTTAAAATATCATGTTGCTATGAAAACTGAAGATTTGAAAAAGCAGACTAAAACATTTGTTGATGATTTTTTGAAAATTGAAGATGGTTCAGGCGGAAATTCCACAGGAGCAGCAGCGACTGACTCAAAGTTTGATGCACAACAAGTAGATCCTAAAGACTATGTACCTAATGCACAGCTTGTAGACAGAACGACGCAAAGGATATACAGTTTTTTTAATACAAATTCTAAAATTGTTCAATCCTCATACAATGAGGATGAATGGATTTCATACTATGAGGCAGAATGCGAACCTGTCATAACACAACTATCGGGAGAATATACAAGAAAACTATTTACAAGACGTGAAAGAGGCTGTGGAAATAAAATAGTATTTGAAAGTTCCAATCTTACATTTGCGAGCATGTCAACAAAATTAGGCTTAGTACAGTTCGTTGACAGAGGCATATTAAATCCTAACGAAGTAAGGGCAATACTTAACCTTGCACCAATCGAAAACGGTGAGCAATATGTAAGAAGACTTGATACAAGACCAACAGATGAATAGAAAAGGGGGTGAATAGATGGCAAAGGTAAGGATAGCAGGTACAATCGTATCAAATGACGAAAAATGGATATATGATTGGTTTGACATTGACGCATTTTGCATTAATGATTTGCTAAAAGCTATAACTGATGAATATGAACTTTTAGAAATTGAAATTAATTCTCCGGGCGGTAGTCTTTTTGCCGGAAGTGAAATTTACACAAAGATAAAAAATCATAAAGGCAAGAAAACAGTAACGATAACGGGACTTGCTGCAAGCAGTGCATCCGTCATAGCAATGGCAGGAGATGTAGTAAAAATGTCTCCAACCGCTCAAATGATGATACACAACGTATCATCATACGGAAGTGGAGACTATAGAGATATGGAGCATTTAAGCACTGTGTTAAAACAAGCAAATGAAGTAGTAGCAAACGCATATATGCTCAAGACAGGAAAAACCAAAGAAGAATTACTATCAATGATGAACAGTGAGAAGTGGTTTACACCACAAGAGGCAAAAGAACAAGGTTTCATAGATGAAATTTTGTTTACTGAAAATAATACAAGCAACAATCTGCAATTAGTTGCAGGGTTTAAACCAAATATAATACCTGCTCAGATCATAAGTAAAATGAAAATAGAAAAAGAGCAGGAACAACTAAATTTATTAAAGTTAAAGGAGATAATGTAATGAAAAGAGAACAATATTTGAAATTAAGAAATGAGAAATTGACAAAAGCACAAGAATTGTTAGATGCAGGAAAGTTTGAAGAACTAAAAGCAATCAAAGAAGAGATTGAAAAGCTTGACAATGATTTTGAAAACATAGCAAAGGAACAGGCAAATCTTGCAGCATTAGAGGGCAAAGTTGCTAATATCGATATATCAAATCAATCTGTAGATGTTCCAAGTGCGAAAGTTATTTCTGACATTAAGCAACAAGAAGATATATCTTATGAAACTGTATTCGCTAAAGCTGCATTACTACAACCTTTGAATAATGAAGAAATAGCAATATACAACAAGTACAATCCTGAAAATGTGTATGTTCACAATACTACAAACACTGAAATAATGATACCTAAAACAGTAATGGCAGGTATTGAAAACACAATGAAAGAGCTACATCCAATATTGAATGATGTACAACCAACACATATAAAAGGGATTGTAAAATATGTAAAACATACAAAAGTAAAAGACGGAGACGCTGACTACTACACAGAAGATACAGAAGTAAAAGATTTTCCTAAAGGTTTAAAAAAATCTATAGAGGTTGGGAAAGAAACTTCTGGTAAATGCTTTTTTATAAATAAAATAGTTCAACCGGTTGCTTTGACACCTGAATTGACTTTATTATTACAAGGAAAAGATGTCTATA